GATTTTTTTACATTCTATGTTCCAGGTTTTCAATTTACGCCTGCATATAAGAACAGATTGTGGGATGGTAAAATAAGACTTGCTGATCTCAGATCATTTTCAATATACCATGGGCTTGTACCATATATTGAAAACTTTTGTAAAGAGAGAAATTATTCTTTAGAGATAGATTCTGAAATAAATCTAACTAAAGAATTTTCAATTAAAGAAGCAGAAGAATTTGCTTCAAGATTAAATCTTCCTGTAGAAGTTCGTGACTATCAGTTAAAGTCATTTGTAAATGCAATAAGAAATAAACGAATGATGTTGTTATCTCCAACAGCATCAGGTAAGTCTCTCATATTATATCTTATCACAAGATATCTCCAATTAACAAATAAAAAAGGTCTACTTATTGTTCCAACAACTTCTCTTGTTGAACAAATGTATTCCGATTTCAAGTCATATGGTTACGACTCTGAGAAATATTGTCATCGGCAATATGCTGGCAAAGATAAACAGACAGATAAGTTTTTGACAATAACAACATGGCAATCAATATATAAAAATTCTCCAGAATATTTTGAACAATTTAGTTTTGTTCTTGGTGATGAGGCACATCAATTTAAAGCAAAATCATTAACGACTATAATGACTGCATTAATAAATGCATCATATAGAATAGGTTGCACAGGAACATTAGATGGCACACAAACACACAGATTAGTTCTTGAAGGATTATTTGGACCAGTTTATCGTGCAACATCAACAAAAGAATTGATGGATAACAAACATCTTGCATCATTTAATATCAAATGTCTAGTGTTAAAGTATCCTGAAGAAACATGTAAGTTATCTCGTTCATGGAATTACAATCAAGAGATTGAATACATAGTAAAGAACACTGTGAGAAATAACTTCATTAAAAATCTAGTCTTATCTTTAGATGGAAACTCACTAATTCTATTTCAATATGTTGAAAAACATGGAAAAGAATTATATCGCATCATCAATGATGAAAAAGAAAAAAGAAAAGTATTTTTTGTTTTTGGTGGCACTGATGTTGAAATTAGAGAATCAGTTCGTGAGATTACAGAAAAAGAATCAAATGCAATTATCGTTGCTTCATATGGAACATTTTCTACTGGTGTAAATATTCGCAATCTACATAATGTCATTTTCGCATCACCAAGTAAATCAAGAGTCAGAAATCTTCAATCAATTGGTCGTGGACTAAGACTTGGTGATAATAAAGAACAAGCGACACTTTATGATATTTCTGACGATATGAGAATAGGTAAACATGTTAATTTTACCTTGAAACATTTTGTTGAACGTGTTAAAATATATGAAGAAGAAAAATTCTCCTACAAGTTTTATAACATAGAGTTGAAAAATGGATAATATAAAAATAATTAGATTGCAATCAGGTGAAGATGTAATGGCAAATGTTGTTGAGAGTGAAGGACAAGAATATTTTGTTCTTCAAAATCCAATGACTGTCATGTTTAAAAGACTAATTAATGGTCGTGCAGTCATGTTAATGTTACCATGGTTACCTGTTGAAATTATAAATGATAATTCTGCAACAATATATTCTAATGACATTCTTTCTTTTTTAGATCCTAAAAATTCTTTGATTGATTACTATACAAGAGCAATTGATGATTTGTATTCCAAGATGCAAGAAGAAAGTGCTGATATTGAATCAGCATTAAATGATGAGATGGATGCTAGTGAATTAATGACTGAGGAAGAACTTGATGAAGAAACTTCTTTTGAAGAAGTTTTAGAGAGAGGAATTAATAAAGTCAGTAATAAAAAACTATTACATTGAAACGCCGACACCGCAATTATAATTATTCCAGAACCGTGTGTCAATAGAAATAAAAGGTAAATATTATGAGTAAAGCACATTACATAAACAATGAAGATTTTTTGAAAGCATTAATTGATTATAAAGCAAAATGCACTGAAGCAAAAAAGGAAAAGAAACCTGAACCACAAATACCAAATTATATTGGTGAATGTTTCATAAAGATTGCTGAACACTTATCACGAAAGCCAAATTTTATTTCCTATTCTTTTCGTGATGAAATGATATCTGATGGCATAGAAAATTGCCTAATGTATTTCAGAAACTTTGATCCACAAAAATCCAAAAATCCATTCGCATATTTCACTCAAATAATTTACTATGCATTTCTTCGGCGTATCGCTAAAGAGAAAAAGCAATTATATGTAAAATATAAGGCAACCGAACAATTCGGTATTCTTGATGAGAATGAAATGTTTGAAGATGAGAACGGAAACTTGCAACAATTTGAATTGTATGATAACATATCTGAATTCATACAGACTTATGAAGAAACAAAAAAGGCAAAAAAGAAGAAAAAAGTAAAAGGTCTGGATAACTTTATTGAAAAAGATATACAAAACTTAGACGAAATTTAATTATGAAGATTGCCCTTATTAATGATACACATGCTGGTGCACGTGGTGATAGTTTGCTGTTCAATGAATTCTTTTTTAAATTCTGGGAAAATGTATTTTTTCCATATTTGAAAGAGCATGATATTCAACATATCTGTCATCTTGGTGATTTTGTTGACAGACGAAAGTTTATCAACTATACCATTTTGAACTCTTGGCGTAAAAGGTTCTTTGATAAAATGATTGAGCAGAATATCACAATGGATGTCATTGTGGGTAATCATGATGTAACATACAAAAATACCAACGAAATTAATGCGTTGCATGAATTGTTTGATAGTTACAATAATGTCAATGTTTATATTGATCCTGTAGAGAAAGAATATGATGGTGTTAATGTTTCTTTAATTCCTTGGATCAATTCAAGTAATTATCAATCTTCATTAGAATTTCTGAAAACAACAAAGTCTCAAATCATATTTGGACATTTTGAAATCTCTGGCTTTGAAATGGATCGCGGTAATATTTGTCATGAAGGTATGAGCCCAGAAACCTTTAATAGATTTGATATCGTTCTTTCTGGACATTTTCACCATAAATCATCTAAAGGTAACATTACATATCTTGGCAATCAATATGAAATGACATGGGCAGATTGTGGTGATCAAAGAGGTTTTCATGTATTTGATACTGAAACAAGAGAACTACAATTTATACCTAATCCTTATAAAATGTTTCATAAAATGTATTATGATGATAAAACTCAGGACTTTGAATTATGGAAGTCTCATGATTATGAACAGTATAAAGATTCATATGTAAAGATTGTTGTCATGAATAAAGAGAATCCTTATATGTTTGAAACAATATTGGATAATCTTTATAAAATCGGTATTGCTGATGTTTCTATTGTTGAAGACTTTACCGAAACTAAAGATGATGCTGCTGATGTAGATCAAGCAGAAGATACGATAACAATTATAAACAAATATATTGATGGGTTGACAATCAATGTTCAATCTGATAAACTAAAAACTTTAATCAAAGAAATTTATGTTGAGTCGTTAAACGCGGAACAGAATGAATGATTCATTTTAAAAAGATTCGTTGGAAAAACTTTCTAAGCACAGGCAATTATTTTACTGAAATATTGCTTGATAAATCACCAAATACTCTGATTGTTGGAACAAACGGTTCGGGTAAATCCACAATGCTTGATGCATTGTGTTTTGCTCTATTTGGTAAAGCATTTAGAAATATTAATAAACCTCAATTAGTCAATAGCATCAATCAAAAAGATTGCCTTACTGAATGTTATTTTATTATCGGTAACAAAGAATATAGAATTGTTCGTGGTATTAAACCTGCCGTTTTTGAAATATATTGTGATGACGTTTTACTCAATCAAGATGCTGCAAGCAGAGACTATCAAGAGTATCTTGAAAAGAATATTTTAAAATTAAATTATAAATCATTCACACAAATAGTCATTCTCGGCTCTGCTTCTTTTGTACCATTTATGCAATTGAGTGCAGCAGATAGACGTTCTATCATTGAAGATTTGCTTGATATTAAAATCTTCTCTACAATGAATAGTGTTCTCAAAGACAAACTAAGTCTGAATAAGCAAGATATTACGGATAATAAAACAAAAATTGAATTGACGCAAACAAAGTATGATATGCAGTCCAGTCATATTAATGTTTTAAAAAATAATGCACAAGATAAGATCATAGAGTATGAACAAGAGATACAACGCAATTTATCTAATATACAAGTCATTCTTTCCGAAACCTCTGAATTTAGCAGAGATGTATCAGAATACCAACAAAGCATCCTTAATAAAGATAAAGTGGAAAAGAAACTTAAATCAATCACGAAAATTGAATCGCAGATTGAAAACACTTTATCCAAATGTAGAAACGATTTACATTTCTTTCAACACAGTAATTCTTGCCCAACCTGCAAGCAAGAAATTGCCGTGGGGGTTAAAGAACAACAAGTCCAAACTCTTGGATTGAAAATTGATGAGACAGAAGAAGGACTAAAAGAATTAAATAAAAAATATAAAGAAGAACAAGAAAAATTAAATTTTATAAATCAGATACAAACAAAGATTCAAGATTTGCAAATTAAAATCGCATCAAACAATACTGCAATACTTGAAACAAACAAGTATGTTGAAAAGTTGAGAGAACAAATTGAATCAATGAAAAGAAAAGATGAATCACTTGATTCAGAAAAAATTAATCTAGACTCACTTCAGAAGGAACTTAATGATCTAGAAGAAAACAAAAAGAAATTAATGGAAGAAAAAACTTATCTTGAAGTTGCAAACACACTTCTAAAAGATACAGGTATTAAAACAAAAATCATTAAACAATATCTGCCTATTATTAATAAGATTGTTAATAAGTATCTTTCCATTTTTGATTTTTTTGTTAACTTCAATCTTGATGAATCGTTTAAAGAAACAATTAAATCGCGTCATCGTGATGAATTTAGTTATGCATCATTCAGTGAAGGTGAGAAACAGCGAATTGATATGGCATTGATGCTGACATGGAGAGCAATTGCTAAATTAAAAAATTCTTCTAATACCAATTTGTTAATTCTTGATGAGGTCTTTGATAGCAGCCTAGATAATAACGGCACTGAATACTTGATGAATATTCTTCAAATGTTGGAGAATGTAAACATATTTGTTATCAGTCATAAAGGTGACATTCTTCAAGATAAGTTTAGAAGTATAATTAAATTTGATAAAGTAAATAACTTTAGTAGGATTTCAAAATGAGTGAATTAATTATTAACACAGAAACAGAAACTAAAATAGAAAAAATTGAAGAAATATTACCTTTTGAACTTGTTCCACCATCAAATGAAATTCTTCATGCACCAATACCAGAATACAATATTCTTAGTTTACCTAATCCAGTCTTGACAAAACTTGTTGCAAGACTTAAAATGACGATGAAGATGTATAATGGTTTAGGATTATCTGCTAATCAGTGTGGCGTAAGAGAAAGAGTGTTTGTTGCTGGCACTGATAATTTTCAGATGGTTTGTATTAATCCAAAAATTATCAAATTTATAGGCGAGAAGAAAAAGAAACGCGAAGGATGCCTTACATTTCCTGGAATGTTTTTAAATGTTCCTAGATATGAGAGTATTGAAGTTGAGTATTATACTGAATCAGGTGAAAAGAAAACGCACACTTTTGATGGAATTACTGCTCATATATTCCAGCATGAAATGGAACATATGGATGGTGTAATGTTCACACAACATGTTGGTCCACTTGCATTAAAAATGGCACAAGAGAGACAGTTTAAATTAATCAAAAAGGCTAAACGTAGGGTAAAATAATCATGAAAAAAGTTGATGTAAAAGAATCTACAGTTTATGATAATTTTGTTGGTAAAAAAGAACAAACAGAAGAACCACAAGACTTGACTGATATTCTTGGTATTGAAGTTAAAGAACCAGAATCTGAAGATACGAATAATTGGAAGAAACACTGGGTTGGAATGCCAGAATATAAGCAAGAAGATAATCCTCCTTATATGAAAATTTATATGAATTTTCGTAACAAAGAAGATTATGAAAAGTTTGCTAAACTTATTGATCAAAACTTAACCGAAAAAACAAAAAGTATTTGGTATCCAAAACTTGATCGTGAAGAAAACGCTTTGCTAAGATGGATTGAATCAGATGAATAATCCGAAGTATCCTGTTTACATTATCTCTAAGGGTCGGCATGAATCAATGCTGACATCCAGATCATTAGCAAGAATGAAAGTTCCTCATTATATTGCTATTGAACCTCAAGATGAAGAAAATTATGAAAAAGCACTTGATACTTTTAAAATTCGTGAATATGTAACTTTGCTTGTCGCACCATTCAGTAATCATGGTGATGGTCCTGGTCGTGCAAGAAATTGGTGTTGGGATCATTCAATTGAAATTGGTGCTGAAAAACATTGGGTATTAGATGATAATATCCATGATTTTTATCGTCTACACAATAATAAACGAATTCGTTCTGATACTGGTGCTATTTTTAGAGCAGCAGAAGATTTTATTGATAGATATGAGAATGTTCCTATTTCTGGCTTTCAGTATAGATTTTTCATTGCTCCAAATAGTAAATATCCACCATTTGTCACAAACACACGAATCTATTCTTGCTTATTAATTCAAAATGATTGTAAGCATCGTTGGCGTGGTAGATATAATGAAGATACAGATATTTGTCTTCGTGTTCTAAAAGATGGTGATTGCACCGTTCAATTCAATGCTTTTCTTCAAGAAAAGGCTGCAACACAGACTGTTAAAGGTGGTAATACTGCTGAGTTTTATCATAAAGAAGGTACACAAGATAAAAATAAATGGCGTGATGGTAAATTAAATCCAGAAGGCACGATCAACAAATCACAAATGCTTGTTGATATGCATCCTGATGTTGCAAGAGTTGTTTGGCGTTACGGACGTTGGCATCATTATGTTGATTATAGTCCATTTAAGAAAAATAAATTAAAATTAAAAGAAAATATAGAATTGTCTACAGGTGTTAATAACTATGGTATGAAACTTGTTAAACTAAATAAGTCTTAATAATCAATAACTTACAAATATCTTGACAATTGTCCATGATTTAGATATAATGGTCGTGTTAACATCACTATATCAAAAGTCATGGACAATTTTACTCTAGAATCCAAGTCCCATCTTGCCAAACTGCTGGCAACAGAAAATATTACAATCAAACATCAAAAAATGAATACTGCGATGTTTGATCTTAAAACACGCACACTGTATTGTCCTATCTGGACTGACATGAATGGTTATCTTTATGATCTTCTTATGGGTCATGAAGTTGGTCATGCTCAAGAAACGCCTGCTGAAGGTTGGCACAGTGCGCTTGAAAAACGCGGTAAAAACTTCAAACATTTTCTTAATGTTATTGAAGATGCGCGTATTGAAAAGAAAATCAAACGTCGTTATCCTGGCATCAAAAAATCATTTATTGAAGGTTATAAGAATCTTCTGAATCGTGATTTTTTTGGTATTAAAAATCATGAAGTAAATGATCTATTCTTCATTGATCGTATCAATCTGTATACGAAGTGTGGTGCTATTCTTGGCATTACTTTTAATGATGAAGAAATGAAACTTCTTAAAGAAGTTGAATCCTGTGAAACTTGGAAAGATGTTGTTGCTATCGCAGAAAAACTATTTGAATATTCAAAACAAGAGCAGCAACAAAAAAGAAATCAAGATTATATGAGTGATCATAATTCGTTTGATTATGATGAATATGATATGGATATGGATGCATCCGATTTTGATTCAGAGGATGATGAATTTGAATCTTCAAAAGGTGAAGAATCTGATTCTCAAAATGATGGCTCAGAATTTGAATCTGAAAAAGGTGAAGAATCTGATTCTCAAAATGATGGCTCAGAATTTGAATCTTCAAAAGGTGAAGAATCTGATTCCGAATCTGATGAAGAAACTAAAAAACAACAAGAATATATCAATCGTGACAAAGAAACAAAAAACTATGATCATGATTATGAACCTGTCTGTAAGACGGATGAAGAATATCGTAAAAATGAAGCAAGTCTCGTAGATAATAAAAGTCAGGAGTATCAATATGTTAATATTCCTGAACCTAATATGAAACGGATTCTTGTTCCATATAAACAAGTTCATTCATTGTTGGATGATCATATTAAACTTATTGAAAAAAAAGAACATGCTATCAATATGTTTAATAAGTTTAAAAACAAAAATGGTAGATATGTATCGCTTCTTGCAAAAGAATTTGAAATGCGAAAGGCTGCTAAATCGTTTTCTAAACGAAAAATTGCAAACACTGGCGATATCAATGTTGATAATATTTACAAATATCAAATTGATGATTCAATCTTCAAAAAGATAATGAAAGTTCCTAAAGGTAAATCGCATGGTCTTATTCTTCTGCTAGACTATTCAGGCAGTATGCGTTCTAATATGAATGGTTCTTGGGAACAAATCATGGTTATTGCAATGTTTTGCCGAAAGGTAAACATTCCTTTTACTGTGTATACATTTGGTAATGCCCTTAAAACAAGGGATATGGATTTTCAAAATAAATCTAAAAACTACATTGAGAATTATTCTTTCAATTACAAAAAAGATGATATGTTTCTTTCTGATCTTTCTTTGCGTGAGTATCTTTCATCAAAGATGACAGCAGGTGAATTTAATAAAGCAATGCAAAACATTTCTCTCGTAAAGGAAGGTTTTACTCATAGTAGATATTGTTTTCCAACAGAACAATTGTCTAATACACCTTTGATTGAAGCAATGATTGCGTTGCAAAAAATTACAATTGATTTTCGTAAACAGAACAATCTTGATATCGTTAACACAGTTGTTGTTCATGATGGTGATGCTGATTCTGTCAAACAGATGGTGAGTAATAACGAAACTAAGGGAACTGGATATATTAATACAATGAATAACATTGTTATTAATGATAAGAAAAATAAACTAGCATATGATGTTAAATTTGTATTGAAAAATAATATGCCAATAACTAACGGTGAAGCATATCGGCAAGCAATCTTCAAATGGTATAAAGAAACAACTAAATCTGATATTATTGGATTTTATATTCTTGAAGAAAGTCAATATCAAGCCCGGCGTGAGTTTAATAAGAAATATTACAATGACGAATCTGTAACATATAATTACTTTTTTACTGAAGAAAAAGAAAAATTATATAATCAGTTTAAAAAGTTGCAGTCAGATAAATTTTTGACTTCAAATAATCCTGGTTATAAAAGTTTCTACTTTGTTATTGGTGGCAAAAATTTGGATACTGAAGAAGATCAACTTGTCATTCAAGGTAATATTCCACCAAGTAAATTGAAAACTGCTTTTAGTAAGATGAATAACAAGAAAAACGTTAATAGAATTCTGGTCAATAAGTTTATAGGTAACATTGCAGTATAAGTTATTGATTTCCACACGAAAAAAAGTGTTGACATATCAATTTGTCTATGTTATAATAGTTGTATCTTGATGATGGAGTCTATATAATGCGTAAGCCGAATGTTGAAGCCCGTGAAAAGTTTCTTAATCTTCTGAAAAATTTTGGTAAAGAAACTATTAGTCGCACTGAAATTGAAGACCTGTGTAATAAAAATCAACTGACGATTCCTCAGTGGTATCTTAATGATAAGAGCAATAGGATTGCGCGTGGTCTATATAAAGTAAAACAAACTGAAAAACTACAAGAAGCACCTCAAATGGTAGCACAAGTTTTGTCTATGGAAAAAACACGTAATCGCATTTCTAGTGTCGTTACCGATATTGAAACTGAGAATCTTATTCCTGAAACCTATAAGAATTACGTTCCTTTCGGTAACTTTGATGATGTTCTGCAAATTATTCAGACTGAAAAATTCTTTCCTATTCTTATCACTGGTCACTCAGGTAATGGTAAGACCATGTCTGTTGAGCAGGCTTGTGCTAAAGCAAAAC